TGCTTCGCAGGCAAATGTTAATAATCCCGGTTCAGCCTCAATTGATGATGTTGAAATAGAAATTGGTGGTCAAAAAATTGATAAACACACTGGTCATTGGATGGAGACTTGGTCGGAATTAACTGAAGTCAACCCAACTGGAAAAAGTGGGGTTGTGGCTACTGGCACTGTGACAGGTGGAACTGTATTTCAAAAAATGAGTGGTATGGGGGGTGTTAGTGGTGCTGGCGGCACCGTCGCTGGTAAATTTTTTGTACCCCTTCAATTCTGGTTCTGCCGTAATCCTGGTCTTGCTCTACCCTTAATTGCCCTTCAATATCATGAAGTAAAGGTTATACTTAATCACCGTGTTGCCACGGTTGAAGGTAGCACTGATGGTGATAATAAATTGTGGTGTGATTATATTTACCTCGATACCGATGAACGCCGTAGATTTGCACAGGTATCTCACGAATACCTTATTGAACAGGTTCAGGAACAAACATTATCTACTCCGACCGGTTCAAGTGAGCTAAATTTCAATCATCCAGTTAAAGAATTAATATGGATTAGAAATACTGATGGTGATTTTGATGGAGATGTTGATGACACTTTAAGAGCAGTTACTTCGTCGACTTCCACATTTCAACTTAAATTGAATGGACACGATCGTTTTGAAGCCCGCGACTCAAGATATTTTACAAGAACACAAGTTTGGCAACACCATTCTGGGTGTGGTGGTCTTAATTCTGATGCCGGTGATGCTAACGGATCAATGAATGATTCCATCGCAGTCTATTCATTTGCCCTCAAACCGGAAGAACATCAACCTTCTGGAACCTGTAACTTTTCCCGTATTGACAATGCTCAGTTGGTTGGTTCCACAAATGCTGTCGCTGACACTATCTTCGCCGTCAACTACAACGTATTAAGAATCATGTCTGGTATGGGTGGTCTCGCATATTCCAACTAAAGTTGAAATATACTCGATAACTTTGTTATTTCTCGCATATTCCAACTAAATAATTAATCTATTTTTCATAAATTTATATCTAATTTTAAAGAATCTAAAAAAATTCTTTATGTTAAAAATCAAAATTTTTTTCTATGCTATAGTATAAAAATATGGGAGGAGGATTAATGCAACTTGTCGCTTATGGAGCCCAGGATATCTACCTTACGGGAAACCCACAAATCACTTTCTTTAAGGTCGTTTATAGAAGACACACGAACTTCTCTATGGAATCGATTAAGCAGACCTTCAACGGTACCACCGGTTTCGGTAATGATGTTTCGGCAACCATTTCAAGAAATGGTGATTTAGTCTACAGAATGTATTTGGAACACGATGTAACTATAACAGCTAGCGATGAAACCAATCATATCGGTATAGGCTGCGATTATGGTAGTCATTTAATGAAAGAATGTGAACTAGAAATCGGAGGTCAAAGAATTGATAAGCATTATGGTCACTGGCATTCTGTTTATTCTCAGTTAACAGAATTTAATCCATCGGGTTCAAACACTACTTTATTTAATCGTATGACTGGTAATGGAAAAGGTAATGTAGATACCGATGTTAATGGATGGGATACAACTACTAGTGGAGGCTCTGATACGGCAATTGGAAAATTCTGGATACCACTTTATTTTTGGTTTTGCCGTAATCCAGGACTTGCTTTACCCTTGATTGCCCTTCAATATCATGAAGTTAAAGTAAAAATTACATTAGAAGAATTAAAAAATTTAGTATTAGAAGATGCCAATGATGCCTTTAATGCAGGTGCTCTCGAAACAATGACAGCCAGTGGAACTTTTGATCTATGGTGTGATTACATCTACCTTGATACAGATGAGCGCAGACGCTTTGCTCAAGTTTCACATGAATATCTTATTGAACAGCTTCAATTTGAAAATAAATCTGGTGGAACCATGGATCTTAACTTTAATCATCCTGTTAAAGAATTGATCTGGGCTGGTGTGAGGGGTACAGGGGCATCCGGCGGAGCTCCGAGTGCCGATGAGGATGGGCAAATATTTTCAAGGGCGAAAATTGGAGAAAATACATATCAAATAAAATTAAATGGACATGATCGTTTCAAAGAACGCGATTATAGATATTTCACAAGGACGCAAGTATGGGAACATCACACTGGTTATGGTGGAATTCCACGCGGTGGTTCTGGAACTCGTCCTGGAAATGATAGTATTGCAGTTTATTCTTTCGCCCTTAAACCGGAAGAACATCAACCCTCCGGAACTTGTAACTTCTCTCGCATTGATAATGCTCAATTAGTAGAAGGGACAAGCAGAACCTCTATTAATGTCTATGCTGTTAACTACAATGTCCTCCGTATCATGTCTGGTATGGGTGGTCTTGCTTACTCGAACTAAGCAATTAATAAAACTAAAAATTAAATTATAAAATTAAATTAAATTAATAAAGACTATTCATAATATTTTGAATTTCTTCATTTGTTACTTTTCTTTGTGAAACATTAACAACTAATTCTGTTACTGTTTTTAAAACCTCTACCTTTTTTTCTTCCGATAAATTTCTAGATTCACCTATTAATGTATATTCATCTAAGTTTTTAAAGTGATTGTGTTCTCTGAATGTAGATCCACCTTCTTTAATCCAAAGTTGAAGAACTTCAACAACTTTTTCAAGGTCATCTAAGTTTTCATCAACTTCAGAACCTTCTTTCAATAATTCTTCAACATTTCTTCTTCCAATTTCATTACCTGACCATTTTCCTAGTACTTCAACAAGAGTTTTTAAAGAACATAAATTATCAGTTACAACTGACTGCTCCGCTTGTTCAACTGACTGCTCCGCTTGTTCAACTGACTTCTCCGCTTGTTCAACTGACTGCTCCGCTTGTTCAACTGATTCCTCTTCTTCCGCAGCAGCAGCGGCTTCCTGTTCCGCTTGGACTCTCGCAGCTTCTTCTTCCTCTGCAGCAACTCTCGCAGCTTCTTCTTGCTCAGCAGCAACTCTTGCAGCTTCTTCTTGCTCAGCAGCAGCAGCAGCAGCCTCTTCTTGCTCCGCAGCAACTCTTGCAGCTTCTTCCTCAGCAGCAGCAGCAGCAGCCTCTTCTTGCTCCGCAGCAACTCTCGCCGCCTGTTCCTCAGCAGCAGCAGCAGCAGCGGCTTCTTCTTCCTCAGCAGCAACTCTTGCAGCTTCTTCTTCAGCAGCAGCGGCAGCAGCAGCCTCTTCTTGCTCCGCAGCAACTCTCGCAGCTTCTTCTTCCGCAGCAGCGGCATCATCATCAGCAGCGGCATCATCATCAGCTGCATCATCATCAGCAGCTGCATCATCATCTGACTGATCAATATATTCTTCTTCTACATTATCAGGGACATTTGTTAAGTCAAGTGTATTAGATTCTTCTGCCATTTTTATAATTAAGTACAATAAAATATTTTTAAGTATTCTTTATTTAAATTAAATTAAATGTGGAATTGAACTTTGTGGATCTGAGTTACTAAATCTCCTTTGAACATGGATTAAATTATGTGATAATTGATTATCATTTACTTCAACTTCAACGATTAATGCTTTGTCGCTTTCATAACGTTCTTTTACAGCATAATCATTAATAAAATCTCCTAGACTGTAAATAATAATTCCTCCATTGTATTCTTCCACTGGATTCTGAACAACGTGATGGGATGAATGTCCAAACACAACATTCACTCCTGCATCGATTAATCCTCTCCCAAATTCTTTAATATGATCCGGCATTTCACCATCAACCCAGTTTGGTCCCCAATGAATTGAGAACACTATAAATTGATCTGGATATTGTCTCACTTTTTCATATACTGGTTCTAAATCATTGTAATCAATCATATCCAAGTGTTGCTTCCACAATGTATCATTCCTACATCCACAATGATCTGTTGCATTAAAAAATACAATATTATCCCTTTCAATAGGATCATTCACAGTATGGTGGATAGTATTGTCTGTTAAGAATTGTTTTGTATTTTCATATCCTTTGAAACCATAATCCAAAGTATGGTTATTCACAATTGCAGCAAAAATAGGGATTTCTGTTAAACCTCTTAACTTTATTAATTGCTCACCAGTTGCTTGATAATTAAAAACTTTGTCATCTTTATAACTATCATCTAAAGGTTGAGGTGAAATAGTTGTTTCTAAATTAAAAAAAATATGTGTGGCATCATTAAAGATATGTTCCACATGGACAAATGGATTTTCAGCAAATGGGTTATTATTCCTCCCAAACATACAATCTCCTACAAATATCAATTTCATCGGTTGTGAAATATCATAATTTTCAATAATATTATAATTCATTCTTAAAAATATTAGAAAACCAAAATAGCAAACTAAAAAGAAAAAAAAACGTTTCATCTTTTTCCCCATATATATATACTTTAGTAATATTTTCGAGAGTCTTCTTTTTCAATTAAATAACGAACAATTGTTTGATCAGTTTGTTCTCTTAAATCTTCCCAATAATTCTTCTTACATAATTCATGAATCTTCTCCCTTACCTTATTTCGTGTGTGGTAAGCTTTGAGTCCGTATTTTATGCGAGATGAGAGATTGTGATCAAAACTATGTACGGTCGTAGGATAAAGTTGGATATTTGAAATATAACACTTTGATTCAAACTTAATAAGTTCAACATTCTTTAAATTTGGGGTTTTACTTAGAAAAGCTCTTCCTTCATGAATCTTCCTTCTTCCTGAAAGAAGAATACGAAACCATGGTCTGCGGTCATTCCATTCATCTTTCAACTGATCCATTACCTGTTTACCTCTTATTCTGTACAATTCATCTAGAACAAGGGAAAAGGTGTCAAAATTTAGATCAATGATTTTCATCATACAATTGTTTGTTCAAAAAAATAATTATCTTTTCAAATTTAGAATATTTAATCAGAATCAGAATCAGAATCAGAATCAGAAGATTCGATATCCATATCAAAATCGCCATTTTTCTTTCTTAGCCATTCATCATACGATGGGAAAAGAGTATTTTCACCAATATAAGAACCTACTATCTCTTCAACTGTATAATGTGGAAATTCACTATAAAGATCATCCCTATAATCTCTTTCAATGTGGTACTTTCCAAAGACAAGGATATCCTTTGGTGGAACACATGTTAATGATTCTTCATTCTCGAAATCCTTTGTTTCTCCGCAACACGGACAATGTACTTCTGGCATATCTTAGTTATTTTAATAAAAAACTATTTTTTTATTCAAATTTTAACATTCTTTACATATTTACTGCAGTATCAAGAAATTTCTTCATTTTTTTCATTTTATTCTTCTCATGTTGTATTTTCTTTTCACTTTCCTCAATCTTTTTCTGAAGAATTTCTAGTTTATTTTTATCTGTAGTGAGGGTTCTTTCATCGCGTTTAATAATTTGATGGTTTGTGGCTAGATTTTTCTTAACTTTCGGGATATATGATTTAAATACCATTTTCCTGAAGTTCTTGAAATTCCTTGGATTTTTGGGGAGAGATTTACCAACTACTTTCTTTGCTGTTTCACTATCATATAGTTCGCCAACGGATACATTAATAACATTTTCAAATACTTTTATTTCTCCATTTTTTCTAACAAACTCAACTGGATGAGGAGATATATCCGAATTTTTAATGATAAGACCTTTTGATTGATAGACTTCATTTGTATTATTTTCTTTTTTTGGTGTTATTAACCATCGGTGATTTATATACGTACGAATGACTCTTTTATCATTGGGGAGAATCTTTCCATAACCCTTTTCATAGTTTCTTTTCCATGGTCCAAATTGCTGAAGATGGAAAATATTAAAAGTGACATCTGATTTATTATGTATCATTAATGATACACTGATTGGATTTTCGGGACCCCATTCGTAAGTAATGTTAGATGGAGCATGACTATTCAGACTATAAACATATTTCTTCATAACTTTATTCTCTAAAAGATAGAAATCTTTCTTTTTCTTTTTTATGTAAATGTTTCTCCATACCTCATTATTCATGCCAAGTTTTTTCCCACTTTTGGATACCATACAAAGTGAAATGATATCCTGTATTTCGAGGTGAGGCATGAAAAAGCAGAGTAATACTTCATGAGGTATAATTTCAAGAACCATACTTTTATTCTTAATTATATTAAAAAAAAGATAGCAAATGTTTTTCAAATTTTTAATTATTTAAGAAGGCAAAGAGCACACAGTTCATGATTCTTGTTTTTGGTATAGATAGGGAGAGTCTTATAATATTCGGACATTCCGTTGAATAAGAACCCATCGGGGTCATCAACACTATTCCTTTCTTCATCTTCAATTACACAATGCCCAATCATCGTGCATTCGGGGTCATCACACATTTGGCCACCCGTTTTTTCGATCAATGTATACCTTCCATTTTCCGTATCCACAAATTTAGGAATTGTCCCTGGTTTTTCCGGATAATAATAGTTGTACTTTTTCACTAGATTCGCCATTTTTTCTTGGAATTCTGGGAACTTATCCACATATCCTTGAAACTCTTCGGATGAAAGCTTATCCATCCGGTTAAAATGGTCTGCACGAAAGAGATATCCTTGTTGAACACGAATGCTTCCTTCCAACGGGATCCCCATTTCTCTCATTGCGAACAGTTCAGATGTTAGAGCCGGTGTCTCTGTTTCTTTATACGCACCTTTTACTTTTTCAAGTGATTCTTGTGCTACCTTAAGCATATCTTGATACTTCGACCAATTTGTGTATTTGTTATCTTCCTCATAGAGGGGTTTTTCATCAACGTATCCAGGATAATAATAGTTGTTCTTGACACGACCGGTTGGTCCCCCGATTTCTCCACAACAAGAATAACACAAGCCACACTGGGAAGAGAAACACGAAGCAGAACTTTTTAGTGAAAAGTCCATCTTTAATTTTTTAAATTACTTTGAATAAAAAAACTTCAAATTTAAATAATTATTATTATCATTATTATCATTATTATCATTATCATACTAATCATATTTTTTACAAAGAACGATAATATCCTTGAATTACTCTTGCTGCATCAACTTCTTGAATTGTAGGATAACGGGCTTCATACCATGGGAGTTCAGGTCCATCGGGGATAATGCTTGTATCTTCATAACGATCAACAACATTATATCTTTGAATCCAACGGGGAGGTCTAGTTTCATCTCTCATAGGTATTCCATCTGGTCCCAAACTAGGCCATGCCCTAAGACGAAATTGCCCCCTTCTATTCTCTACTCTATCAAATAATTCAGCGAGATTACGACGAGGACTTGGGCTAGGAGATGGGCTCCGATCCATCCTAACATCCCGACCCTGTACATCTTCTTCTTCTATTTCATGAAAGTCTTCTCCATAAAATTCACGGTCTTCCTGAAGAGAAGATTCAACAACTGTATTGGTAAATGAAGAAGCAACAAACTCTTCTTTTTCATCTTCTGGAAAATCAATGTAGTCAAATGTTTCAGCAATTGCATCCCCTGTTTCTGTGAAACCTTTAACATCTTTGATCTTTTCAATAACCCATTGAACTTTCACGAGCTTACCCACCATTTCTTTTTTTTCCTTTTTCAATTCAGAAATCTCTTGTTCAGCATCATCCACTTCGTATTGCATACATTTCCGTTCCATAATCATCATTTCCTTCAGTTCTTTAATCTCTTTCTTCTGTTTTTTGATCATTTCATTCTGAAACTTGATTCTTTCAAGATGACTATTATTATCCAATTGTTTATCAACTTCCTTCTGTATTAACCCCTTTAGATCGACGGCCTTCTTGGGTTTGGTGTAATGCCAAACCCAATTTTCTTCCTTGAGGACAGCTACATATTCTGAGTTCTCGTTGATCCAGGCTGTGAAAAGGGCATTTGGAGGTATATTGATCTTGTTGAGGATCCTTGAATCTATCGTTTTGGGATCAACAACTGTGGCGGGTTTCATTTCGCCTGGTTTTGTATAGACCCATACTTGTTGTCCTGGACATGGGAGATTCCTTCCCCACACCTCTTCATATGATTTGGGTTCGGTGTAATACCATTGCCATTTTTCATCTTTGACGACAGAAATATATTCATCTGGTCCGTACTTGCTGTCATCTGGCCACTCCCTCAGCCTGCGTTCTTCTAGCGCATCCGCCTTATTGAAACGAGCCGTGAAAAGTGCATGTGGAGGTATAGTGATACTGTGGAGAATCCTTGAATCTATCATTTTAGGGTCAAGTACTGTGGCGAGTTTCCTCTCAACGCCTGGTTCTGTATAGATCCAGACTTGTGCATCTGGACCTGGTAGATCTTTTTTGTTCTCTTTTTTTTCTGAATCTCTGAGTGATGCTCGGTGAATCCCATTTGACATCATTAGTGTTAGACTTATCTTCCTTTAGTTTATTACTTATCATTAAAAAAAGAATCAAATTTATAATTATGATAATTATGATTAATTGGTATTTACAAGGATTGATTTCCCATTAAGGACAAGTTCTACTTCATTACTAAGGAAAGTCCCTATCAGTGGAATCCCATCACTTTGTGATATCGTGGGAAGTATTTTCGTGTTGTTGTAAGTCCACTGATAATTATGTTTGCTATGAAGACTTGGTTTTAGTTTTCCTGTATGGAAGCCACCTGATAGAGGATAATTAGAATCTTGGTATGGAAGACACGTACCCTTCACTACCAGGAACCAATTCTTTCCAAATTGAATCGCACATTCAACTTCTGCTTCAGAAGGTACATATCGATCGTGAAACCATGAAGTATCAAATCTCGCAGTTCCACTTTCTCCAGGTTTTCGAGGAATCTCACCTTTTGTATGGAAATGATTGAGAGAATATTTGGTTTTTTGGACTTCTTTCTTTGTGATAATTTTTGTAATATACCCAGGGTTCTTACCCCTTGGTTTAATCATTAGACGATGTTTTCCAGAAGACATATACACCATTAGATCATTCATAGTTTGAGGTAGATGACCTTTTTGAGAAAGATACTTCTTTTTCTTCTTTTCAACAGATTTATTTGCAAGATCCATAAAACTTTCGGATGAAGATCCATTTGGTTTGTCCCAAATATTAATCGGTGTATCTTGATCAAGATCATTCATAGTGGGTACGATAGAGACTATATTTTCTCCAAAGTATTCGTCCCACTCATCTTTATTTGCAATTGAACGCGATGCAGCTTTGGTTGACATGATAAGATCAGGATTTTCGACTTTTGTGAATTGATGGGTTGTAATATCCATAAAACAACCTGAATTCCTGTCAGCTGACCAAGTCCTTTCAAAGATAATATCTTCATTCCCTTCTTGATGGATAATTACAGTAAAAGGGATGTCTTTTCCGTTTGTGTATCTCGCGAAATTATTCACTTGTACAAGATAATTTCCATATGGGACACATGTAAAGTTTTCTGCAGGTTCATCAATCTTCTCTCCAGCATTTGCATCAAAATCAAGTCTTGTAGTAAATGTTTCACCCATGGGTGTCCTGATGTCTACTTTTGTTTGACGATAGTAGACTTTGTATTTTTGGTTATCAGGAGTAGTCCAAATTAGCTGAAGGTCAAGGTCATCCTTATGAATTTTTCCATCCCAAACAAGGGAAATCCTATATTTTGAAGAACAAGAATGTTTCATAAGATTCCTTTCAAGTTGTGATCGCATGTATGTAGCGGGATCTGAACGAGAATCCATCTCTCTAAGAATATCTTCAATTGATTCCATGGTTACAAAATCAACCAGGTTTGATGATTGACGAAAATCTTTATTGACATAGGTTGTCGTATCACAATCTATTCTTCCAGTAGTGATCGCAAATATACCAAGTTTGATTTTTTCGATTGGAGAAAGATATTCATACGGTTTTGTAAGATAAGATTGAATCTTTTCAATCCACTCGAATACAGGCACCCAATGATCTTTACGGGTAAGCTTTCCAAGATTATTCTTGATGATTCTCAGAGAATTTTGAGCTTCGGTATTAAAGAGATTTGAAAGTCGTGTTTGACAGACATTCACATTCTCATTGATGAAATCTTTATATCCCCAACTGAGATTTTCACTGATATTGTCGGGGAGAATCGTAATGTGTTCGAATGATTTATTTGTTTTTTCATCTTTCCCTTCTTCAACCGGAGGGAAAGAATTCCCTTCAACGAAGAAAATACTTGGATTCACAAGAGTCTTACTCTCCTTAACGACTTCTTGACGAATATTGAAAAGCGTACAACGAGTACATCCGTCTGTTGGATGAACAATATTTTCAAGGAATACTGGACCATCCTCTCCTATCAGTGAAAAGAATTTGTGTGTTCTCCTTGTACAGATTCTGCAACCTCCATGGGACATCATCATTTTTTTAACATTCTTTGACCCCTTACTATTCTTGATGAAGAAGTGTATCCCATTCACTTCAAATGTTTTTGAAACCTTTTCCCCACTCCGATAGTCTTCAACTACCTCTGTATAAGGTCTTCCAGGAGGGGCGGGTGCGGGCGAAGGAGCATCTGAAATTTCTACAATTTCAAAATCTTTCTCAGTCATTCTTATTGTTGAAGAATTATTTTTGTTTTTAAATCCTTAACAACAAAAGTCAAATTTATCAAAAAGATTGGATTCTTATCCTTTTAAATTTTAAGAAATGGTACTTCCTAAAATTTGAAATTTATTTGTTGAAAGAATACAAAATCAAAACACAATGACGGAATTCGTCAGTGCTGAAGAATACGGAATGGCGGTCTTCATGCGAGCGATGAGGACGGTGGCTGCGGCCAGGATTCAAAATACCTGGAGATCCTGTAAGGTGGAACAGATGGCAGAGGTAGAGAGGGCTCGGGCAAAGATGCATAAGATTGAGAACTCTTTTGGTATCTCCTGGAAAAATAAAGATTCTGATAAGATTGTGGATCTCTTGGAAGAGATGAAAGTCAAGAAAGAAGGTTCGGTGATCACATTCGGAAAGGAGAATCAAGCGATGATGAACAATGGTTCCACTTACAATGAAACCCTTGATGGAGAAGATGGTGAAGATAAAGGACAGACAAAGTTCACCCGAATGGTTCTCTCTTGGTTCAATTACCTTGGAGAAAGGAGAGATTTCTTCAATGGGACTGCGAAAATCTTGTCCGAAGATCCTTCTTCAGAAGATTGGATGGAGTATTTTAATAGGGTAATCCTACTTCTTGAGAATAAAGTTCCAGTGAAACTTTGGGCAGATCGCGGAGGGATCAAGAATCTTTATCCAAGAGATAAAAAAAAGATCACTGATCTCCGTGATTATTGGAAGCTCTATCTGTTGAAAAAAGAGATATCCATGTTGAAGGAGTTCAATGATTATAAACCAGTTATCGTTGAAAATGAAACACCTGTTTATTATGCTTATCATGTTTAAAAAGGAAAAGATCAAAAAAATAAAAAAAAGAAAGACAAAAAAAATTTTTTTAGTAAATTTGATTTTTATTTAGATGAAGATATCAAATACTAATTTATCATCAAAATACAATTATGTCGGGAGAACGAACTGGATTAAAGGTTATGGACTTGAAAGAATTTATCCATCACTATAGTTTGAATCTTGAAGAGTACTACGGAGAATACTTTGGTAGCGAAGTAAATGGGGAACTCTTTCAAAATCAACATCAAAAAGTTTTCATCTTTTGTCTTGTAGATATGAGTGAAAACCTTTTCTCAACATCAAAAAAACCTTCTCTGAGGCGGGGTGGGGTTACTCGTAGGAGGAAGATTAAACATCGTTATTCTTACGAAAATCCAATGAATCGTATCCATGGATATCTGATCGCAGAAAAATTAGAAAATCCCCTCATCCCAGAAAATAAAAAAATTATATCCCTTTCATTGATCTGTTCATCTATCTTTTCAGAAAAGAGAGGTATTGGATCTGATCTTATGGATATTCTTTTCGAGTTTTCAAAAAAATTAGGTCTAACGGATATTGTCTTAGAGGTGGCTAATGATTATGCCCATCGTGGATTTGAATATTGGGAACAAGCTGAGCAGTCAGAGGATGATGAAGAGGATGATGAAGAGGATGAGGAGCAGTCAGAGGATGAGGAGCAGCTAGAGGATGAGGATGAAGAGGAATGGTATCCATGTGATGATGCATTGGAAATAATTTCCCATGAACTTTGGAGAAAGATAATGAGAAAAGGAGAAGATAATATCCCATATTACAATGTTGACGGAGATTATATCTGGGAAAATCTCTACAACTATTTCTTTCCTGAAGAATATCACCAAGAAGAAAAACAAGAAAAATCTCCAATTATAATTGAAAACCCAAATGATCCCAAAGATTATGAGTATGGTGGTTTCTGGTTCAAAAAGGGTTATGAAAGTCAAATCGGACTTATTGAATTTTACAAAAAATTTGGATTTTACGATGAGCCAAAAGTTCATCTTGATTGGAATTGTTTTGAAAAAGAACCTTTCCCATCTATGATTTGTCCTTTGTAAAATGGGATCATAAATAAAAAAATTATTTTTTTAATAAGTTTAAAGGAAAGATATAAAAGTATATCAATATAACAAATGAGTAAAGGGCTCACAAATATAGGAAATACATGTTATATGAATTCAGCAATTCAATGCTTACTTCATTTACCCCATTTAAGTAGTGATAATCAAGATTTAGCAATTGATATAACTAAAAAATCTCCAAAAGCTAATTTTGAATTAATGAGACAATGGTTAAAATTGTATCAAGAAATGTGGACAGAAGATGGGGAAATGGTACTTAATACTCGTCCTATCTTTATGGAATTTTTAAGGAGATGTCAAAAAGAGAACATTTTTTTTGAATCATTTGCACAAAATGATGCTCAGGAATTTATTACGATTTTAATCGATTTTTTACATAATTCAATTAAAAGAAAAGTACGTATCGAAATATCAGGTGATCCTAAAAATGATTATGATAGGATGAAAATAGAAAGTATTCAGTCATGGAAACGGTTTTTTGAAAGTAATTACTCTTATATTATTAATAATTTTTATTCAAGGTTGTTATCAACAACTGCATGCCCTGAATGTGGATATGTAACAAGGAATTATGAACCAATCTCAACGATTACTTTAACATTAAATGAAAATTATCAAAATATATATGATTGTTTAAATGAATTTACAAGTGAAAATAGTTTAGATATCGATAATAGTTGGACATGTGATAAATGTAAAAAATCTGTTTGTCCTAATAAAAAGACAACTTTTTGGGATTTATCTACAGTATTGATTTTTTCAATTAAACAATTTAGAAAAGGGGTCAAAATAAATCATCATATCGACTTCCCAGAATACTTAAATATGGAAAATTATTGCATGAATATAAATAAAGAAAAATTACATTACCGTTTAAGTGGTATCTGTATTCATAGTGGTGGATTGCATGGAGGACATTATTATGCAATGTGTAAAAATTATAAAACAAATGAATGGAATATTCATAATGATAGTTCTGTATCATCCACAAATATTAAAAATGTATTAAAAGAAACACCTTACTGTTTATTCTATATACAACATTAAACATCGATTCTAACTTTAATCCAACGTTTTCCTTTTGTATATTTTTGATTTTCCCATAAATTACCATCTAATCCTTTCATCGTAACATTCAAGGGAGTACAATGGGCACAAAATCCTAAACCTTTTGGACTTGGTTCATCACCTTTGTAAAATCTTCCTGTATCACAATTACACGGTCTTTTTTTTTTAGAATAAATACGGGGTTTTTTAGACTTTTTTAATGTTTTACCTCTTTTTACTTTTGTCCGTTTATTAATAGAACGCTTATTACTTAAATTTTTTCTTCTAGTAGCCTTTTTACGACTTAAATTTTTTTTCCTTTTTGTTGTCTTGGTTTTATTTTTACTTTTTCTATTTTTTGATTTGGTTTTTTTACCACCTTGTAGTACTCGTGAAAAAGGTTCAATAATATTCCCCCCGCCTTGTACGAGTTTTAAAAATGTGCTTATAACCATAACCCTATATAAAAGAACAATATTTTATTTGACGATTAATAGAAAATTTCATATTCTAAAATATTTTCATTTTCTTCTTCTTCATTTTCATTTTCAAAGGATGTTTCATAAATTAAAGAATGATTAAAAATAAACTGAGATAGACAATCAGATGTACATTTTTTATTTTTTAATAAAGAAGTATTATAAGAGCTGCATATATTTTTCATTTCTATAAATAATTCAACTATATCTTCAGAATATTTCAAAGAAAAATATTCATCATTATTATTATTATTATTATTATTATTATTATTATTATTATTATTGAGTAAAAAATGAAAAAATTTTAATTTAAACTCATTCACATCAACAATTGGAATTATTTCTGGTCTTTGTAATATCCAATCAAGTAAAATTTTATATAAATGGTTTAATAAATCTATATATGTATCATCACCATATTTAGATATTTTTTTAAATAACATTATATTAAATATTTAATTTAATATTTATAAAAGAAAGTTTATTGAATTTTTAAACTCATTTTTAATGTTTCTTTCAATTGACTTTGTTCAATATTTGTATCTATATAAATCGTTTCCGATGGAAATTTTAATGTATCTGTTTCTGATTTATGAGACATATTTTTTATATGATCTTCATAATTTTCGGGATATAGTTTTTTTAATCTTTGAAGTCTAATTTCTTTTGGTGTAATTAAACATATTATTTTCCATCCATGTAAATGGTCCAATTCATTTTGAAATCTTAAATCATCGATTAAACAATGTTCTTTATGTTGAGTTTGTTTAATAATATATTTAGCCCATACATCTTCATCAATCTCCCTCATTTTATCTGCGATATTGATTAACAAACTTCTATTTTTCCCTTCCATATCAAATAATTCTGATGCTAAATCTTTTATTTTTTGTCCAAATGAATATATTTCATAACGATTGTCTAATTCTTGAATAATATTTGCAACAGTTGTTTTTCCTGAACACATTGGTCCATAGACAGCAATTTTCATAGTTTTATCTTTATTTTATCTTTTATTTTTCAAATTTAAAGCCCAAAAAATGAATCTGTATCTGCTCCGATATTAACTAATGTACCACCAACTATTAATACAATAATAAAGAAGAAAACTTTAAATAATTCACCTCCAACCGTATTAAATACTTCCATTCCAGAGGCTTCTTCCCACGATTGATATTCTTTCCCTGTACTTAGAGCAAATAAGAATAATAATGTTAACACCATAAGTAATAATACTGCAAGTTGCGCTTGATAAATAGATCTAGCAACACTATCTTTTTCAGCTTCTTCTTGATTTTTTAGATATAGAAATAAATTTGTAAAACAATTTAGAACAACTAAAATAACACCAATTAAAATTATCATTTGAATTGATGGATCTACTTCTGTATCGCCAGTACCTTTATTCATCCAATCAAACGCTCCTCCAAATTGAATAGGTTTTCTCCTTACTTTCATCGCCATGTACGATATGCAAAATGTATATGCAAGAATTACAATTGTAAAATAAACTAATATATTCATTACTTGCCACCATCCCTGTGTTTTTTCTTTTTCTCCAACAGTATTTAATTTTGTATTTCTGTTTGAAATAACTTTTACAATAATAATTATAATATATGAAAGTAATGCAAATACCCATATTGCTTTTGGTTTTGACGTCATTACACCTTTAATTTTATCGCTGGGAGGAATTCCTTTAATAACTTTCCCTGTAATGTATAACATTGTAAATAAAAATAATGTCCATTCAATCATCTTTGAAGCTGTACTCCAATCAAATTTAGAAACTTCACTTGATGTTGTTTCTGGTATTGAGGTATTGTTATTGTTATTGTTATTGTTATTATTATTGTTATTGGCATTGGTATTGTTATTGTTATTGTTATTGGTATTGTTATTGTTATTGTTATTGTTATTGGCGTTATTTCCCATTTAATATTAATATTAATATAGATTAGATAAAAATAATGTTAGTTAAATTATAATGAAAAAAACCAATCTAAGAATAAAGAATACTTTTATAATAGAAGAAAAAAAAGATTATTATCTTTCTTCAATTGATGATTATGAAGAATGGAGAGATATTGATGAAAAAGATCTTGAAAAATACAAAGAAGAAAAGATTACAGAACAATTAATATCTTTAATGAAAAAATATGATATTTATTCGAATGTTAATTTTTTTGATATAAATGATAAAAAAAAGACAGTTACACTTTCTCAAAAGGGAGGGTTATCCCATAAACCAAAGAATACAGAATTATCTGGCGGAGGATGAAATGTATCACCTCAAAGAGGCGGGGAGTGAGGGCTTAAAAAAATCTTTGAATAATAACTTAATATTTATCATATGACGGATCATTTTTAAAATAAAAAAATGATCTTGAAACGGATAATATTAAATTAAGTTAAAAATAAAATAAATTTGAAAATATTTAAAAAATTAAATTGTAAATAAACAAAAATGCATCTTAAAATTAAACCGGAATCAGAAGCAGTAAAACGTTTTTATGAAAATCATTCTTCATACCATGAAGGTGATAGTGGTTTGGACTTGTTTGTAACCGAAAGAATTACTATTCCTGGAAAATCTTTGTCTTTTAAAATAGATTCAGGTATTTCTTGCGAAGCATTTATTGATAAATCAAAACAAACAAATTTATCTTATTATTTGTATCCTCGTTCATCAATGGGTGCTAAAACGCCCCTTCGCCTTTCAAATTCTGTTGGTATTATTGATTCTGGATACAGAGGGAATATTATTGGCATTGTAGATAATTTATCTGATGAAGATTTTATAGTTGAACCGGGAACACGTTTATTCCAATTATGTTCCCCGATATTAGATCAAATTACTTTCCAGATTGTAAATTCTCTTTCTGATACATCGAGAGGGGGTGGTGGATTAGGGAGTACAGGTAATTAATTAATGTCTTCAACTTCAGGTTCTTCTTCTTCTTCTTCTACTTCTTCACCTTCTTCTTCTTCTTCAATAGATTCGTTATTTTCTTCATTTTTCATAACAGTATCGAATACATTTAATTCAATACTTTGTAAATCTCTAAAAATCATACCAATCGCCATTAATTCTTCGGGATTCCAGTTAAAACGATTGTTAATACTAATCAAATTATTGTGTAATGTCTTAATAAATCCATATTTGATGCGTACATCCATATCCATCATTTTTTGATTAATCTCTGGATTCTGCATTAGTTGTTGTTGTTCAGGTGTTGCCTGGAATGGCATTTGTTTTGGTTTATTTTCTTGTTCTTGTTCTTGTTCTTGTTCTTTTCTTATTTGTTCTTCTTTCTGTTCTTTAGCTAATTTTTCAAGCATTTTTTCTTCTTTTGTTTTTCTAGATCTCCTTTTTTTCTTTCCACTTGTTTCACTCATTTTATATTCTAGTTTTGATAAAAATTCTGAAGTTTAAACAAACAATTTTTTAAAATTGAATTATATAATGGATGAAAATTATTTAATCAATGATAATCGAATAGCTGAAAGTTTTAAAAAAAAAACTTTTTCTGGATTTAAAAAAAATGATATTATAAATGCAGTTTTAAAATCAATTGAATCAAAAAAAGTAGAAAATGCATGTTATTGGACATGTGAATGTATTGTATCTGGATATTCTCACACTTTATGGGAAAAATTAATTAATTTTTCTGGAAAAATCATACATATTAATAATCCAAAATTACCAAACTATCTTTATCTTAAAAATTGCGTATTTATGAATCAAATTGAAAGATTAAATACAAAATCAAAAGATCGTTTTTTATATTTAAGAAATAGTCAAATGGTAAGAAATTTATTTTTTGATGTTGTTAGTACATTAGCAACTTCTTCAAAAACAAAACGATACGATAAATATCCCAAAATTGATGATGGAGAAGATTTTAATTTTACAAATATTCAAAAACGATTGTGTGCAGGAATGAATATTTTACCGGCACATATTATTCATTTTAATGATCCTGAAGAATTAAGGATTATTATGAATGAAATTTATACTTTATTAAAAAATAAACAATTTGGTTATGATAAATGTTGTTACTGGATTTTGTGGTTGTTAAGATATGAAGCAATTCATAAAAAAAAGAAAAAAATATGGATTATTGATGAAAGGGAAATTGAAGGGATACATAAAAAATATCGAGGAAATATCGTGTGGGTTCTATGGGAAACGATTTTTGAAGAAATGAATTTTAGAAAAAATAAAAATATTATAAAACAAATAAAATCATTATTTGAATTGTTCAAATCAAATTATACAGTTGGAAAAAGAAATGCTAGAATTCCACTTATTTTTAATGCAATTGGTTATTTAACACATGATATTTCATTTAAAATACCAATACGTGAAAATTATAAACTTTTTATTCAAGTACAGGGTAATGTTAATAAGATGTTTAGAGAAAAGAAAAAAAATGAAGTTAAAAATACATCCTTCGATGATATAAAAAAAGAACCACCAAAAAAAGAAGATATACCAGTTGAAATAATTCAAGATAAAATAAGTTTATTCAATGAAATTGATCAAGTAATTGTTAATTTAAATTAAGCCGAACATGATTCACATACTTTTTCAGGTTCCACAGTAAATTGAAGGGCCTTTGAACTTGGACGGGTTCTTAAATAATACATACCTGTTTTTAATCCTTTTTTCCATCCATAAAAATGCATGGATGATAAAATTTTAAAATTAGGTGCTTCCACAAATAAATTTAAACTTTGAGACTGACAAATAAATTTACCTCTATCTGAAGCCATATCTAAAATATCTTTTTGTTTTGTTTCCCATGCAGTCTTATATCTTTCTTGAATAAATCGTGGAATTTCAGGAATACCTTGTACAGAACCATCATTTGTAATTATTTTATCTTTAATTTCAGGATTCCATTTATCTAGTAATAGTAAATCATTCACTAAATATTCATTAACAACCATAAACTCTCCCGCTAATACCCTTCTCGAATAAATATTCGAAATAACAGGTTCAATACATTCATAATTGCCCAGAATTTGTGAAGTTGAAGCAGTTGGCATTGGAGCTACCAATAAACTATTCCTTACTCCATATTTCTTTATTTCACCCCTTAGAGTATCCCAATTAAATAATGAATTGTCTACTTTTTCATCCCATAGATCAAATTGAAGGTCCCCATGATACAAAGGTGAATTAATATATGTTGAATATGTTCCTAGATATTCATCCCTTTCTAATTCACTTGGTAAGACCTTACCCAATTTTCTTACAATATCTTCATATTCTTCTTGAGTTACAAAATTTTGATAAATAGCAGCATCCTTACTCTGATTTTTCCATTCAATATATCTTTTCATGAGTACTTCTCTATCTTTTGCAATTTCTGCAGAAGCTTCTAATGAACCATAATAGATGCTTTCAAAAATATTTTTATTGATCTGTTTTGATTCTAAAGATCCAAATTCTATCTTCATTTCATAAAATACATTTGCCAATCCTTGGACACCTAATCCAATTGGGCGGTGTCTTTCATTTGATCTTTCTGTTTCGGGAATAGGGTAAAAATTATAATCAATAATTTTATTTAAATTATAAGTCAATACCTTTGCTAGATCTTTTAATTTATTGTAATTAAATGATGGTTTTAAATATTCAACTAATTCTGTATAACCACCAATCATTTGATTTTGATTGTAATATATTTTTGGAAAAGTAACACCAGTCTGTTTTTCGGTTGATATTGTAATATCTTTGTAATCTTTTTCAATATATTTGATATTCATAGAATCACAAAGTTTTTTTGCATAATCACAATAACAACATCCAGGTTTGGTGTAGATTGTTAAGGTTAAATCTGAAATATCTTTTTCTTCTAAACAACTCGGTAAAGAGATTGATGCTAAATTACAAACAGCGGTTTCTTCTTTATTTGAATATTCAATAATTTCTGTACATAGGTTTGATGATTTAATTGTCCCTAAATTTTTCTGGTTTGATTTTTTATTACATGCATCTTTGTATAGTAAATATGGTGTCCCTGTTTCAATCTGCGATGTTAAAATTGAAAACCAAAGTTTTTGAGCCTCGACGGTTTTTTTACCCTTTTTATCATTTTCATACTGTAAATAAAGATTTTCAAAATCTTCTCCATAACAATCACTTAAACCAGGGCATTCATCCGGACACATTAATGTCCATTTTCCACCACTTTCAACTCTTTTCATAAATAGATCGGGTATCCATAACCCATAAAATAAATCTCTTGCTCTTTCTAATTCATTGCCATGATTT